TCAAGATCCTAAAGGACTTTGAAAGAGTCTTGGACGATCTTGATATATATGTTTTTAAAAACTGGGAAGATGGTGAATTGATGATGGGACCAGAGGTACATAGGCACACAGTGTCATGCACTTTCATGTGGCCAGAAAAAAATATGCCAGATCCAGTTGGAGGAGAACGACTTCTAGATTATGGATGTAAAATCTCTTATCAAAAATCTAATCTTATGGTTCCCAGAAAAATATATACACACAACGATTTTCGTCCAGGAACAAAAAAAGGCAAAATAGACACTCAGCCTATATGGTTAGTAAAATTAACTATACCAAAGAAATTAATGCAAGACATATACCAGGGCCAAAAACGCCAACAAAGCGAGTATGTCAAAGATCATATCGATATTGACAAAAATGAAGCAATCAATCCAAATGAAGCAGCACAGGAAGCTCTACCCAATGAACCAGTCTCAAATGAACTCCCAGAACAAAGTTCCTAATTTATCCGAAGGCCTTCATGCAGGAGACCTCAGTGATGCGATCAATCGAATTTTTACGGTAGATCAATATCAGAGTAAAATGGGAAACGACGAAGACACTATTGTTTTAAAGTTTCATGCATTTAACAAAGAACCTGCAATTGATTTGATGGAGTTCATTGAAAAGGGATATGCATTCGTATTGGACTCTGACATAAGCTCAGGAGAAGAGAAAAACGGTGCATATAGCGTTTTTGTAGAAATAGAAAGAAATGATGATGCTGCCAAGTATGTATCAGAATTACTAAATGGAATATCAGAACTATGTGATATTGATAACTGGCGATTTCGTTGGTACAAGGACGCAGTTGGTCACGATTTTGACAGAGAAACATTTGCCAAATATGTACCGTTAACACCGGAAAAATATAACACCGCAACTAAAGATTCTGATGTTTCTGAAATTGGCGAGTTTTTCAACCAAGGAGCAATTGATTCCGTTGAAATTGACGAAAATAGGAATATCTCTTTTAACAAACCATATGCTGGACTATTGACAGCAAATGTAGTTGCAATTGGAGAATATGCCATATTAAAAAATGAACTTTCAGGTGCTATTCAACTTGACGAACAGAGTCAAAATCAAGTATTATACCTGAATAAGTATTTAGGCAACTATGAAATTCATAAAATAGAAGACCATTTCTTGATCAGAAATGGTGAAAAAGCTGTTATAATTACAAAAAACACTTGGTAAATTAAATTTATCTATAAAAAAGAATAAATAAAACACCGCGGACGATTTCTATCCATGCGGATATCACCATTTAAACAGGGAAGGTATGAAATGGGTAAAGTACTTGAACACAAGCATCTTATCGTCAGAGCAGAGTTAAATAATCCACCACAATGTGCCGAAGCGATTCAAGACTGGATGAAAAATCTAGTAGGTCAAATCGATATGAAAATTTTAATGGGCCCCTACGCTGTATATTCTGACATGGTCGGTAATCGCGGACTGACCGCCGTGACTATTATTGAAACTAGCCATATTGCAATGCATGTATGGGACGAATGCGAGCCTGCAATGATGCAGCTAGATGTATATACGTGTAGTGCTTTAAATATTCAGGATGTATTTGCAGCAATTGAGCCATTTGAACCTACTAAAGTAGAATACAAATACATTGATAGAGAAAATGAATTAGAGCTACTTGATACTGGATTTTTGATTAATTCTTAATTTGACATTGCTAGTAAAAATCTGTATAATTAATATTACATTATAACGGATTTTAAAAATGACAGATTATTATGAAATTTTAGGCGTAAGTAAAAATGCCAGTGAGCAAGAAATTAAACAATCTTTTCGCTCACTGGCAATGAAGCATCATCCAGATCGAGGCGGTGATGCTGAACAATTTCAAAAAATTCAAGAAGCATATTCTGTTCTAGGAGATCCTCAAAAAAGAACAGAATATGACTCTCCCCAATCACAGTTTCATCAAGGACCCGGAGGATTTCACTTTGAGTTTGGTGGACCAGGTGGGTTTGAGCAGTTTTTTGGAAATGGAAATCCATTCGGCGATATGTTTGGTTTTCACAGACGTGGTCCAACTAATCAAAATATTCAATTACAAACTTCAATTTCACTGGAAGATGCGTTTAACGGCAAAGAATTATTTGCAAATGTGACCTTGCCAAGTGGCAAAGAGCAGGAAATTAATGTAAAAATTCCAAGAGGAGTTCATGAGGGATTAACTCTCAAACTTTCAGGAATAGGAGATGATCGAGTTCCTAATGCGCCTAGGGGAGATATACTCCTAACTGTGCATATTGAAAATCATGCAAAGTTTAAACGGTCTGGCGATGATCTTATTCAGGAAGTTGAGATTAACTGCATTGATGCAATGACTGGATGCACCATAACTGTCGAAGGAATCGATAATAAGATCCTTGAAACAACTATTCCCTCCGGCGTACAAAATGAAACTATCCTAGGAATATCAGGACACGGTATGCCTAATTTTAATAATCCCTCTCAAAGAGGAAGACTATTAGTAAAAGTAAAAATTACCGTACCAAAATTGACTGAAGATCAAAAGAATCTTCTAAAAACCATTAACATAAACTAAAAGGAGTTTAAATGTTAGAACCAACGCCAGATTTGGCTGCAATTTTTGAACGAGCAATTAAAAATGCAACCAAAAATAAACACGAATACGTCACGTTAGAACATTTGCTTCATAGTATAGTAACCGACAATAAATTTAATGAGTTGTTGATTGATTTTGGCGTAGATACGAATTCTCTAAAAAACAATTTGAATGAGTATATTAAAAACGACCTTGGAGACATCAAGGTCGAAAAGCTTGAAGGAAGACCACGAAAGACCAATAGCGTTGAACGTGTTCTTAATCGTGCATTCACTCAAGTTTTGTTTGCTGGTCGGACGGTAATTGAGCCAAGAGATTGTTTTCTTGCAATATTTTCAGAAAAGAAAAGTCATGCCGTACATTTCATCAAACTGGCAAATATAGATCAAGATGCATTTATCAGCTATCTGAATAAAAGCTCATTTGATACACCAAACGAAACTGACGAGGATTCAAGCCTAAGTCAAATTGAAAAAGTTCTGGTACAGTTTTGCACAAATCTTAATGCCAAAGTACTTGAAAAGCAAATTGATCCAGTAATTGGTCGAGAAAAAGAAATTGATGACATTCTACTTGTACTGGCAAGGCGTCAAAAGTCCAGTGTCATGATGATTGGTGAACCCGGTGTTGGTAAAACTGCAATCGCCGAAGGATTGGCTCGTAAAATCGTCGAAGGCACTGTTCCAAACTATATAAAAAATCATACAATTTATAACCTAGATATCAGTGCAATGCTTGCAGGTTCAAAATATCGAGGTGACTTTGAAGAGCGTCTCAAGGCAGTTATTAATGCACTGGAAAAGCGAAAGAACTGCATTGTGTTCATTGATGAGGCACACATGATGAGCGGAGCGGGTGCAGTTGGTGGTGGTCCCAATGATATGAGTAACATGATTAAGCCAGCACTGAGTAATGGAACACTCAAAGTAATTGCATCAACTACGTGGGAGGAATTCCGAAAGCACTTTGAAAAAGATCGTGCATTAATGCGTAGATTTCAACGAGTCATTATTGATGAGCCATCCGAAACAATGGCAATTAAAATCATCAAAGGACTTAAGAAATTTTATGAAAAGCATCATGACGTTAAAATCACAAATCAAGCAATCACCGATGCCGTGACATATAGTTCCAAATATCTAACTGGTCGGCATCTTCCAGACAAGGCAATTGACTTGATTGATAGTGCATGTGCTAGATTTAAAATCAGAGACGAGACTGGTGGAATAGTCGATCACGATGAAATTGTTTTTGAAGTTGCAAAGCAGGCAAATTTGCCTGTTGAACAAATTGCTGCCAAAGAAAACAAGAATCTCAAGAATCTTGAGAAGAACATGCGCACAAGAGTGTATGGACAAGACAATGCAATTGATATTCTATTAGATAAGATTTTTATTGCACAAGCTGGATTAAAAGCACATGATAAGCCAATAGGTAGCTTTTTGTTTGTTGGTCCAACTGGATGCGGCAAAACTGAAACGGCAAAAGCACTTGCGGAATCGTTGAACGTACAACTTATACGGTTTGACATGAGTGAGTTTCAAGAATCACACTCCGTTGCTAAGTTTATCGGCGCTCCTCCAGGATATGCAGGATTTGAAGATAATGCTGGACAATTGATAACCAAACTACAGGAGCATCCTAACTGCGTACTACTGTTTGATGAAATTGAGAAGGCACATCCTAGTGTAAGTAATATATTACTTGGTCTAATGGACAGTGGCATCGTAACAGGATCCAATGGCAAAAAGGCAGACGGTAGAAATTGCACAATTATTCTTACCTCAAATCTAGGAGCAAGTGATGCCGAGAAAAATGGTGTAGGATTTGGCAATCAAGATCGAACTGGAGAAATAACAAACGCAGTTAATGGCTTCTTTAAACCAGAATTCCGCAATCGTCTAGATGGCATTGTTGAATTTGGCAAGTTAGATCACATAGTCATGATCAAAATTGTCAAGAAATTTATTGACAGCCTAAATGCACAGATCAAGGACAAGAATGTGTTTGTCAAGCCAACTCCGGATGCTGTAGAATTACTCATCAAGAAGGGATTCAATAGCAAAATGGGCGCAAGACCTCTTGGTCGTACAATTGATGAGTTTATCAAAAAGCCACTGAGCAAAGAAATACTGTTTGGTAAACTAGTAAACGGTGGAGTAGTGGAAATCACTGCAAAAGATGACGACTTTGAATTTAATTTTATTGATGTACTTGCGAAGAAAACTCCTAAAGTAAAGGAACAAATTGATGAAGTATCAGAAGACTAAAAAGCTGTATTACGGAAAATATCCGTATAAAGTAGAAGCATTAGTTAAAAATATATACTTGATTAGAGTACTTGGGTTGGCATCGACAAAAAAATACTGTGATCCAACCAGTGTAATGGAGATTCACAAACGATATGATATCAGTGTACATGCTCGTGCGGAACTACTAAAGTTTATCAATGACAGTGAAGATATTCTCAACGATAAATCAATTAAAGTACGGTGTGAGGGCAGTTATATCATGTTTTATTCGGCAGATAATGACACTCATCAAAAAATCATCACGGCTATATCATCTTGGATAACAGAGATCACCGAGCCTACCGGTAATGAAGAATTGATCAAGTTATTTGAAAAAAAGCATATTAAATTATGCAATAAACTTCCAGGTGGTAAATTTCAGTATAGAGTTTATCTAAATCAATTAATGCCAGTGGATGACCGATTGAAAATGCACAACTGGTTAATCAACTATGAAGATAGCATAGATATTCCTTACTACACAAAAGAGTGGTTTCAAGGAATCAAGAGATGGCGAACTTACATAACATTTGATATAGAAAATGATAAATCCTTGGCATTTATTCAACTATACTTAGGTAAAAATTTATTAAAGACAGAGCACTATATTGTCCGAAGTACACTAATAAATAGTGTATCTGAGGACGATATATGCCATCAATAAGTCAAGCATTTGAGTTTTATAATCCATGGTTGACTAGAAATAGTCACAATACCCAATGCAGTATAACCATGCCGCAAATGGTAAATGGACAAAGACCTCCTACCACACTCACTCTATTCAGTACTCCCATTCGTAGTACTGGATATTTTCGGTTAGGCAGCAGATTGCATAATGTTGCCTATACCATTGAAGGATCATTCAAGGGTTCATGTATGATCCAAGTTACGACAACTCCTAATCCAGGAGAAAATGACTGGACTGATTTAACGGCTACCAGAATCACTTACACTGGCCTGGAAACAACTGGCAGTGCTGGAGTTAGTGGCGGATTTAGTGGCGCAGTTAGCCGTCCAACTTATACTTCTGCTGTTATTTTTACAGGAGACTATGCATGGTGCAGAGTACGACTTGATATACGACAGGGCACATTACAATCGGTACGATTGAATTATTAATTCACATAAATATATAAATCAATCGAGGTTAATTTTATGAAACTCTGTGAATTTTTTGGCAATATCTCCCATGACGCCAATAAAGAAACAAAAAAAGATCCTAATAAAATGGATAAAGAAGAAGAAAACCGACTATCCGATGAGATTTTTTGGTTTATTATCGATGACGATGACTTATATAAAAAATACTTTATGCCAATCGCCAGAGAGCTTAAAAAAACACTTGATGATGAGCACGATCTTCACGATTACAAAGTTTGGAAACCTATGGTAAACTCTGGATGTATCAAATATTACGAAGAAAATGATATTCCGGGAAATCCAAAAGAAATATTTAATAAAAAATTTCGAATTGATTTATGTAAACGGTTAGCTGAACACTTTCACAAGGATGTAGTCGGAGACGAATACGACTTAGGCAAGTAATATGAAATTACTAGAATTCTTTGTCGAAGATCAGGCCGATTGGGAAATTAAAAATCTCGATAAACTTGACAGAATTTTAACAAAATTGGCTGAAATGGTTATTCAAGGACAGGACAAAGATCCTGACTATTATGGAATGGTCGCTGCTGCCGTTCTAGATCCTGACAATAACCTTGTTGCAAGGTTAAACTTTCCCGGAAAAGATGGTCGAAGAATCCACGCCGAGCGGGCGGCAATGATGGCTTATACAAAAAAATATGGTGAAATTCCCAAAGGCAGTATTATTATCACCACACTAAGTCCGTGCTCAGATCACATGGATGACCGTGTTGGAGAAAGTTGCACTGATTTAATTAACAAAAGTCCTGTTCACAAAGTTTACTGTGGATATATGGATCCTACGCAACATGAACACGACACTCGGCAATTTACGCTACAAGAAACAAATAGTGAAAATCTTAGAAAAGCCTGTAAAGCTTTAGCGGATACATTTTTGAATGACAAAATTGATGAAAACTTTGCAGATGATAAACATCCAAAACAAAAAGATTATTTTCGAGGCAGCAAGTTTGGCGACGAAGAAGGCAATACTTGGAGCGTAGAAAGTGTATTGGATTTTGCTAAGAGCAATCCTGTATACTTCAAAAAAGACTTTCCACTAAGCAAACTACAGCATGACTTAGACTGGTGGGAAGATAATCCAGAGCAGCGTAAGAGAATGGCTAATGCAGATACTAACTATCCGTTATTAGTGTTACAGAATGATGATGGTCATCTTACGGTTGCCGATGGGCTCAACCGCATGAAAAAAGCCATAAGTTTAGAGAACCGAAAAACGATAGATGTTTATCTTGTTCCTAAAAAAGACATAATGGATTTGGCAGATATAGGAATGGGCCAAGCATCTCACGAAAAAAATGGAATTTCTGAATCAATTAATGTTGCTGATTTCAAAGAAATCTTAAAAAAGTTCTTGCCATTTGCTAAAAAAATTGTTAATCTAGATAATATGCCAACTATTGTTCTTAAAAAGACATTATCTTCGGGTGATCAGCCTACCATGGGCAGATTTCATAATGATTCATACACATTAGAATTAGCCATTGCAAATAGACAGCCAGTTGATATACTAAGAACATTGGCACATGAATTGGCACATGCAAAACAACATGAACAACACATTGACATCGATCCTACCACAGGATCGCCTGAAGAGAATGAGGCTAATGCGGTTGCTGGTATTGTAATGCGTCATTTTAATAAAGAGTATCCTGAGTATCTATCTTTTCAACCACTAGAAGAAAGTAAATCAAATGGGCGGAAACGTATTTGCTGATAAAACAAGCAGCATCAAGCGTGAACACATTACTCCGACTTTAACAGCATATTTTGCTGAATTATCTAATTTATTTCCAGCTAAAAAAGACATTTTTAATACAGATCACTTCATTGCCCTAGGTTCTGTCGGCAAGAAAGCTGTAAGTGGTGATATTGATCTTGGCGTTAGCATTGACGATATTCTCAATCTGAATGATGTATATGAGTCTTTAGAAGAGTGGGGATTAGCTGCCGCAGAATTTGAGAATGAATTTATTCTACTCAAGAAACGGGCCCGATCTAGTAATGATAACCAACTGCGCATTAAAGCGTTTCTTAAGTTGTTGACCAAGTACATTAACGATCATGCTGAACATATCTTCTGCGACGGGAAGAAGGTAACAGATGGTAACATCTTTACACTGTATCCACAGGTTGATGAAAATAACTCCAGTTTAGGAACAGGTGTACAAATTGACTGGATGGTAGGTAATCTTGAATGGCTGAAGTTTTCCTACTACTCGGCTGCATATCCTGAAGATTCAAATGTTAAAGGTCTGCATCGTACACAGTTGATGTTAAGTGCGTTTCAAATAGCAGGATTATCATTTGGGCATGTCGCAGGCGTTAAGGATAAGCACACAGGCGAGTTAGTGGCAGTATCACCAGCAGGTGCATTAGCTGTGCTTGGCTCACATCTTGGATTTAAAATTACCGAAGACGATGCAGAGGATTATTACAAGCTCTACATGTTGCTTGCTGAAAATCTTGATCCCGATCAAATGTATCGCTTGCTTTGTACTTACTTTAAGATTCTGGATTCAACAAGGGTTGACATTCCTGACAACTTAACATATCATTGGCTGAACTACAAAGATGAACTAGGGTTGACTGGCAAATTCCTGCCTGAGACTTCTAAGCTGAAAGAGTTTATATGAGCGGTGTAACTGGTGCAGAGCGTGTTCGTAACCGTGCAGACTTTGCACAGTTTGTTGACGAGTTTCGTGAAGTAATGGGAGATTTTCCTGGCTTTGTTGATATGGTTACATCCGGCAGCTATAACTCCGACCTTACTAAGACTACGTTTGGTGACATCGATTTGATTGTTCATATTCATACAAGTCTTACTAAGCAAGTACTTAAACAGAATCTAGTTAAGTATCTTCAGGAATTTCCTGAGGATGTGATTGTACCGTTCACTTCAGAAAAGCATCGCGGCAAGCGTACAAGCAACACTGGTGAACTTGTATCTGTTCGTTTTCATAACAAGACACTAGGATATTCTGTGCAGATTGATACTATCGTTGCACTAACTGAAGAAGAAATGGAGTTTAAGAGGCAGTTTCTTGATATGCCTGCTGAAAAACAGGGTCTTGTGCTAGGTCTTGTTAAGGTTGAGGCCATTGAAACGCCATATGTTGAAATTTTTTCAAAGTTAAATGATCTTGCCGGTTACATGTTGCCTTGGCGTGACCGTGAATATGAATTCACGTTAAGCAGTTCTAAACTGGAGTTACGCCTGGTTCATTACAAACCAGGCACGTATGAAGAAATAGAGCATGACGTTATGTGGACCAGTCAGAATTGGAATGATGTAGTCACACTATTAGATAATTACGATCTTGACAAGAGCTTTGATCAACTGCTATTAGATGTAAAGAATACTATTGTAAATCCTCGTAGTGCAAAGCGTATTATGGGCTTGTTCAAGAGTATGGTCACAGTTAAGTCAGGTGAAGTTGGCACACCTAAAGGTGCTAACAAGGAAAAGGCATTGTCAAAGGTAATCTTATGTCTAGCATAGTATTTGCATTTGGTCGCTTTCAGCCTCCTACGATTGCGCACGGAATGATGTTTCAGCTGATTAAGAATTATGCTGCGTCGGAAAATGCCGACTACGCAATCTTTGTAAGCAAGACACACGACAAGAAGAAAAATCCGCTGACAATTGATGTTAAGATTGAGTTTCTGTGTGAAATATTTCCCGGTATTAACTTTATCGAGTGCAACGATACTGTTCGCACTCCTGTAGAGGCTGCTAAATTTCTAAATGAGAAATACAAGAATTTAGTATTCGTTGCAGGTGGTGATCGTATTGACACATTGGGCAGTGTTATCGAGAAACAAAACGGCGTTGACTACAACTACGACTCAATTGAACTATTGTCGATCGGCAATCGTGATCCTGATAGCGATGGCATAGAGGGCGTAAGTGGTACTGCTGCTAGGAAAGCTGCACTAGATGACAATTTTGCAGCATTTCGTAAGATGATTCCAGATACTATGGATGACAATCGTGTAAAATTTCTTATGGAAATGATAAGTACTAATATACCTTTATAAAGGAAGTATTTGTATATGAGATCCAACGAGTTTACTTTTTTCACTGACACTGATGAGGCAATAGAGCATAATTCAGAAAATCCAGATGATCCAATGATCACAGGTCATCTGGGAATAAATCCTGCAAAATTGTCATACAGAATAAAGCAAGCTAGATGGATGCTATCAGAGTTAGCTAAACGAGCACAAACTGCTAGTCCTGAAGAATGGCGAATAATTGCACATCACATGAAAGAACTTGAAATGAATATTGAGCAAATTCGTCATGCATATGAGGAAATGGACAAGAAGTATTTTGGCGAATCAATCTATGAAGATTGGCAAAAAGCCAATCGAAAAGATAGAACTCCAGGCATGAGTAAAAAAGCAGTAAAGGCATATCGTAGAGAAAATCCCGGTTCTAAGTTAAGCACAGCGGTAACCACCAAACCAAGCAAATTAAAAAAGGGATCAAAGGCAGCAAAACGCCGTAAATCATTTTGTGCTAGAATGAAGGGCATGAAGAAAGCTCATGCGAGTGCCAAGACAAAGCGTGATCCTAATAGTCCAATCAACAAGTCACTTCGTCGCTGGCACTGCGAAAGCATTGAAGAAATGCGTGACATGATCATTAATGCAGAACTGAAAATAACTGCGTTAAAAGAAGCAGCTAATCCAGCACAACAAGCTGCCATTGCAATTAATATGAAGAAGAAAGGCAAAAAACCACATAACATGGAGGAAAGCGAAAAAAGAATGAGCCGGGCAGCCAAGGGATATGAAAAATATGGCAAGCAAGGTATGATGGCATTAGCAAAAGCAGGCCGTGATGGCGCTAGTGAAGAAGAACTTGATACAATCAGAGACAAGCACGACAAATATAATGAATCATGGAGTGCCAAGTATAAAAAATCAATCAACTGCTCTCACCCAAAAGGATTTAGTCAAAAGGCGCATTGTGCAGGCAAAAAGAAGCACAATGAATCTGTTGAAATGGAAATGACTTGCCCGGAATGTGGCATGTGCAAAACACATGGCAATCTTAATGAAATTAAGAAGGGCCAAAAAGATTCAAACGGCGTTACTAAATGTTGGCCTGGCTATCAAGCTAAAGGTACTAAAACTGGCAGAAGTGGCGGCCAAGTACGCAACTGTGTCAAAGTAGCCGAAGAAAGCAAAGATTCAGAAGTAAAAGAAGCAAAGAAGAAAACTTTGCGCAATACAAATCCTTGTTGGAAAGGATATCATCCAGTTGGAACTAAAGAAAAAAATGGCAGAACTGTTCCAAATTGTGTGCCAGTTGATGAATCTTATGAAAATGAACTCAGAAGGTTAATAAAAATATTGGAACAAAAATGAAACAATATCGAATAACTTCTGAAAATATTTTACAAGATTCGGAAGATGATGCACATCTATCACCAGATGATCCGATTCAAGAACTTAAAATAGCCAGCTACCTTGGAGGTCTGGGATCAGAAGCACGACTAGAAGAATACAGAGCTACCCAACTCAAAATAAATAATGCTGAAATTTCTATGTCTGGTCTAGAAAAACGTCAGTTTGAACGCAATAACAATATAAAACCAGGAGATCCAGAATGGTTTCAATTATGGTTTGGAAAAAATAAATGAGAGCACGAGAATTCATAAACGAAACCGATCACCATTCAGATTCTAAAAAACTGGATGCCAGTCAGGCAGCAGCACTAAAGGGCGGTATTAGTATGCCAGGCATAAGCATAAATAAACAAAACGGCAGTCCTTATGAACAATATAGATTCGGGCTAGCACTTGCAGGGGCTCCTGAATTTCCAACACAAGCAGCTGGCGCAATTGCAGGCGACCCACTACTTGCAACTTATACTGATGCAGAATTAGAAATCATCAATGCTGCTGCAAAAATGGTAGGAGCAGGACAAGTTAGAAGATTTACTAGCAATCGCAGTGAAGAATTAAGTAATACCAACACCGTTAGTCCAGTTGCTGACTGGATGAAAAACTCCAACTCAACTAAAAAGAAGAAATCATGAAAGAAAAACGACCAGAAGTATATGTGGACATGGACGGCGTATTGGCAGACTTTTTTGCCGAATACGCCAAACTGGCCGGTATCAAATCAGGCAATTATCGAGATATTCCACCGGCAAAAACTGATCCAACCTTGGATAAAATGATTGGTACAGATTTCTTTGCTAGATTGCCAAAATTTGCAAGTGCGGATCAACTTATCAAAATGGTTACCAAACTATATGGAAGCTATCATATATGTTCTAGTCCGCTGCGTGGTGATCATGAAAATTCAGAATATCAGAAAAAAATCTGGATTAAAAAGCACCTAAGTCCAGCACCAGCATCTATTATAATAACGCCAAATAAAGCAAAGTATGCTGTTCAAAAAGATGGCACTCCTAATATACTAATTGATGATCGTGGCAGCAATATTTCTGCATGGGAAGCCAAGGGCGGAATTGGTATCAAATATCAAGCGGACGAAGATGGCCTAGAAAAAATAGTTGATGGCATAGCAAGAGCACGAAAAATATTAAAAGGCGAATTAGAACATGTTCCTCAAGAGTTGCAATCTAAGAATCTCACAACTGGCAAATTAGTAGCTAAAAGTGGTCATAATGACGACCATGATGAAGAGACCAATGAAGATATTTCAAAAAATGTTCCTGAATATGATATTGAAAATTATGCAACATGGATTGTAAAAATGTCTAAAGAACCAGTTGCCATGGGAAAAATTACTGGCAATGGTAAAAAATTCGTAGCAGTTGCACAACACCGAAAAAATAAATCATTAGTTTATTATGGAATAGGAAATTCTCAAGGCGAAGCCAGAGAGAATGCATTTGACCAAATTCATAGATCAAATGAACGATCTGCAAATATTGATGATTTTAAAAATTTCAATATAGTTCTTAATACTCAATTCACACGAGAATATTATGATAAAGAGTCTGGTGGTTATCTCAAAGTAGATTTAATGGGCGGCAAACCTGTTTTACTCATGGCAAAACCACACGATTATAGTAAAAATAGCCATGAATTAAGAAAACTAGGATTTAGAGTTATTCATGACCGAGACACAACTGGCGAATCTACTAGATATAACTTTAATATAACACATAATGAAATGAAAAAATTAGGATTGATTCCAAACATGAGATATGGTCTTCATCAGGATCATAACGATTCACATGGAAATTCAGTTTTTATCATGGTTCCAGATACCAGAACATTAAGCAAAAATGATATGAAAAGAATGGCTGGACCAGGTTTAACTATAGGCGCATCAGAAAAAGATTCTACAGTCGAGGAGAATGATGAGATTAATCCACGATTTCAACAGAATCCAATAATGGCTAAAGAATCCGCAAGTTCAGGCGGCACTTCGGCAGGATCAGTTGCTAGTGCGCCCGCACAAGGCGGCGGCTGGTTATTTGGCGGTACAGTTGGTGCACCTAAATCAAAAAATAAAAAATCCAAGGTGTTAAAAAGATGAGCAAAACAAATAAAGTCAAAGTTCCCACAGTTAAGCCAAGAAATCCAGTTGCAGGTTCAATGCAGAAAAGTGGTGCTGGAACGCATAAAGACAAGAAAGCAGCAATGAAGCGCGGAGAAACAAAACATAAAAATACAGAGTATTTTGAAGACCTGAATCGGCGCCTAAACAAAAACTTAAAAGAATTTCAAGACAGGATGGCTGGCGTTGGAATGGGAGATTACAGACCCAGTGAAAACTTCAGCGGCGGTGGCGAATACAACGACGAAGTTGGAATGGTTAAAAATAACCTCATCACAATGGTACATGCTATTAAAGAATTATTGGAAATTCTAAAAACCAATGAAAATCTTCCTGAATGGGTGGAAGAAAAGATTTCAATATCAAAGAGTATGTTAATCACTGCTAAAGACTATATGCTAAGTCAACATGCAAGTGGAGAAATATACACAATGGAAGCTAAATCCGCCACTAAAGTTTTGAGAATTGGCGACGAATGGCAAGTTCATATTGATAATAAAATTGTAAGAATTCCCGCAGATGAAGCATCGTCTAGAGAAGAAGCAATTGAGCAGGCCAAGCATAATTTAGGCATCAACGAGGGATGGGGCAAAGCTCTCCTAGGCACTGCTGCATTAATTGCATCTATTACTGGAATTAATCATATGCAGGCACAGCATCTCATGCGCAGTGATCCACAACTAGCAAAACTTGCGCAGTTTCGTGAACGTGCAATAAAGTTGGGAGATGAGGAAAAAGTAAAAGAACTTGATCACAGAATTCAAGTCACATTAGATCATTTGAGAGTAACCGATGATGAAGTACGTGATGATTCTGGCAAACCAATTGATCCTGTTTATGAAGCAGATTCAACTCCGATTGGATATGAAGTAGTATGTAAGCCTACTGGTAAAGTTGTTGGTCGCGCTAAATCTAGACAACGTGCTAGAACAATTTTAGACAAAAAAGACAATGAATACGGTTCATATGCACACACAATACGTCCTGTTTATGAAGAACCTGTAAACGAATGGACACATGATTCTCTTGCTGCAAAGCTGTTTGAACAAGAACTTACTTATGAGGATCAACTAATGGGAAATTTAAATAGGAAATTAAAAAGATGAGTGATCTCACAGAAGCAGCAAAGGTTGCATTTTCATCAGAATTTGCGTTTTATTTAAAAGCACACAATTATCACTGGAATATTGAAAGCTCGGACTTTTTTGAATATCATGAATTATTTGGAAAAATCTATGAGGAAGTTTTAGATCATATTGATAATTTTGCAGAAAAAATCAGATCACTGGACGCATATGTTCCCGGTAGCTTTTCAAAATTTAGCGTTCTAAGTCAAATAGAAGACGAGAATGGTATTCCAGATCAAATTACAATGGTAAAGGTGCTACTAAATGATAGTGATCATATGGTCAAAATACTAAAGGTAGTTTACGACTTGGCTGAGCAAGAAGGCGAACATGGATTCTCCAATTTCCTTGCTGAAAGAATGGACGCTCATAGAACACATTCTTGGATGCTAAGAGCAAGTATAAAGCGATCAAATTCTTGACTTTCAACAATAAATCACATATAATGTTGGTCAAGGAGAAAAATAATGAGTAAAGTTTTTGGTAATGCAGAGCAAGCAAAGCTTAAGCAGTTAATTTCGGAAGGCGTTACCGTTTTACAGGAAATCGAAGACCTAACCAATGGTTTAAAAGACACGATCAAGGCAGTAGCTGAAGAATTAGAAATTAAGCCTGCACTAATCAAGCGAGCTATAAAAGTTGCACAAAATGGCAACTGGAGTGATGTCTACACTGACTTTGATACACTTGAATCGATTGTTAGCATAACCGGGCATGATAACCGAGATCAAATTTAATTAATATTTGAGCCGTGGTGTGATGAGCCATAAATCATTATGAAGATGGTTTTCCGGCCACAAGCGGAAAGAAAGAACTATAATGATAAAAGAACAAAGAGAATTTCTGTGCGAATCTTGCATAGACATAGATTACTGCTCAACGCGGTGCAAACTTCAAGAACAATTAGACGAAAATGTTGCTGACATTCGAGGAGAATCCGAATGAGCTATGTTGATGCAATTTGGAACAGAGACAACGATACCATACATGTTGTTGAACGTGATCCAAAAATAGGCAGAGTTTATCGTGATTATCCTGCAAAATATGTTTTTTATTATCCAGATCAAAAGGGAAAATATAAAAGTATTTTTGATGAACCATTAGCAAAAGTACAATGCAAAACGTGGAAAGAGTTCATCAAAGAACAAAAGATTCACGGCAGTCATAAACTCTACGAAAGCGACATGAACGCTGTTTTTCGATGCCTCGAAGAAAACTATCTAGGAAAAGATGAGCCAAAACTAAATGTGGCCTTTTACGATATTGAGGTAGACTTTGATCCAGAAAGAGGATACGCAAGTCCCGAAGACGCATTCATGCCCATCACCGCTATATCAGTACATCTACAATGGCTAGACACGCTTGTATGCCTTGCGCTTCCTCCAAAGACGCTGACAATGGATGCAGCAAATGAATTAATAAAAGATATTCCCAATACATTTCTATTTGACTCTGAAGCTGAAATGTTAGACACATTTCTTAACTTAATTGATGATGCTGATGTTATTAGCGGATGGAATTCTGAAGGGTTTGATATTCCGTATACCGTAAATAGAATAAGCAAGACATTAGGCAAAGAAGCAACAAAAAGATTATGCCTATGGAATCAATATCCAAAAAAAAGAGAATATGAGAAGTTTGGAAAATCTGCCGTAACATATGATTTTGTTGGCAGAGTCCACCTTGACAGCCTATCACTGTATAAAAAATACACATACGAAGAACGTCATTCATATCGACTAGATGCAATAGGCGAGGCAGAAATTGGTGAAAATAAAACAGTATATGAAGGCACACTTGATCAACTTTATAATAATGATTTTAGAACGTTCATCGAATATAACCGCCAAGATACTGCACTATTGGATAAACTGGATAAAAAGTTAAAATTCATAGACTTAGCATGTTCAATTGCGCATGAAAATACCGTTCTTCTTCAAACAACTATGGGCGCAGTGGCTGTCACTGAACAGGCAATTATAAATGAGGCGCATCGATATGGTCTAATAGTTCCAAGTCGATCTCGTAAAAATGACCGAGATGACACTCAAGCAGCAGGAGCTTATGTAGCTGTTCCTAAAAAAGGACTACATGAGTGGATTGGATCAATGGATATTAACTCGCTGTATCCATCAGCGATTCGCGCATTGAATATGGGTCCAGAAACTATCATCGGCCAATTGCGTCAGGATTATACTACTTCAGAAATTGAAGCAAAAATGGCCAAAGGCATGAGCTTTGCTGCGGCATGGGAAGGTAAATTTGGCAGCAACGAGTATGAATTTGTCATGAACCAAGATACCATGCATGACATTATAATTGACTGGGAAAATGGAAGCACTGTTATAACAAACGGTGCAGAAATATATCAATTAATTTTCAAAAGTAACAAACAGTGGATTCTTAGCGCAAACGGTACAATATTTACCTATGAAAAAGAAGGTATTATTCCAGGCCTACTAAAGCGTTGGTATGCAGAACGAAAAGAAATGCAGGCCAAACTAAAAGACGCAATCAAAGCTGAAAATCCAATTGAAGAAGAATATTGGGATAAACGCCAGTTGGTGAAAAAGATTAACCTAAATTCTCTCTATGGTGCAATTCTCAATGCGGGTTGCAGATTTTTTGACAAAAGAATTGGCCAAAGTACAACTCTATCTGGTCGAAGAATCACGCGACATATGGCGGCAAAAATAAATGAATTTATCACAGGTTCGTATGATCATGCTGGCACTAGTATAATATACGGTGACACTGATTCTGGGTATTTTACCGCATGGCCAACCCTAAAAAAAGAAGTTGAAAATGGATCAATTGTTTGGAACAAAGACACTGTAATACAACTGTATGATCAAATATCAGAAGAAGTAAACGTTACATTTCCACAAATGATGCTCGAACAATTTCATTGTCCAAAAACAAGAGGTGAAGTTATAAAAGCTGGACGAGAGATTGTTGCAGATCGTGCTCTTTTTATTACCAAGAAACGATATGCTGTTAGGTATTACGATAAAGAAGGCAAACGACAGGACAAAGATGGCAAGGACGGCAAAGTCAAGGCAATGGGTCTTGACCTAAAAAGAGCGGATACACCGAAATATGTTCAAGAATTTCTAATGAAAATCCTTGAAATGTTACTCGCAGGTTCAGACAAAAATAGCATAGTCAAAGAAATAATAGAATTCAAAGTTTGGATGTATGATCAACCAAGCTGGACAATGGGTTCGCCTAAGTCTGTTAACAAACTTGCGCACTATGAATCTCTAGAAGCAAACAGCAAGACCGGTAGAGCTAATATGCCAGGACATGCACGTGCCTCATTGAATTATAATTATCTTAGAAAATTAAATGGAGATAATTACAGCCAAAAAATCGTAGATGGATCTAAAATTGTTGTGTGTAAATTAAAAGAAAATCCACTTAGACTTACATCAATATCATATCCTGTTGACCAGTTAAGATTGCCAGAATGGTTCAAAGAATTACCATTTGATAACAACGGCATGATCGAGACGTTGGTTGATCAAAAATTGGAAAATCTATTAGGAGTCTTAAATTGGGACTTAAAGTCAGATATAAACACAAACAGTTCAATCAATGATTTATTCTCGTTTGAATAAATTTATTGACTTTTTAATAAATTTACGGTATAATTAATGAAATAAGGATAATAAAAATGAAAAATTTTCTACAAGATCTCATTCAACATACATACAGCCTAGGCATAATTGAACTTATAAAAGTAGAAAGTTCAACTACCGAGACCAAGATTTCTGCATATTCAGAAGATAGAAAAGTTATTGTTTCTGGAGTGTCCAAAGTTCCTATTGCTGAACTTCAAGGAACATTTGGTATGCCAAATCTTTCAAAGTTAAAGACAATTTTAAGTTTTGATGAATACGATAATAAGGCAAAAATAAACGTCATTCGTGAAGATAAGGGCGAAGAAAAGAATGTTCCTATAAGCATTCACTTTGAAACAGAAGTTGGCGATTTCGTCAACGATTATCGGCTCATGGCAAAATCAGTAATCGAAGACAAGATAAAAACAGTTATATTCAAGGGCGCAACATGGAATGTTGAACTTGTGCCTGCCATCACTAGTATTCAGAAAATGAAGAAACAAGCATCAGCAAACAATGAAGAACTGAACTTTGTTGCTCGCACTGATAAGGGTGATTTGAGATTTTATTTTGGCGATGTCGGTACAAATAACGGAAATTTTGTATTTCAAAGTAATGTAAATGGAGTTTTGACCAAATCTTGGAACTGGCCTGTAAAAGTTTTTATGGCAATCATGGATCTACCAGGTAATAAAGTTATCAAGTTCTCTGATGGCGGCGCTGTTGAAATTACAGTTGACAGCGGAATAGCAGACTACCGATACCTTCTTCCAGCGGAGGCAAAATAATACAATGACAGACAAATCATCAAAAATTACAGTTGAAGAATCAACTGAATACGAAAATTGTATTGGAAAAGTAGTTCCGTTAGAGGAACCAGAAAACACCGCAGATACACTATTCGAAGGATGGGACGAAGATGATGAAGCTGAATGGAAAAAACATTGGAAGGGAATGCCTGAATTTGTTCAGGAAGACAATGCTCCATATATGAAAATTTATGTCAGCTTTAGGAACGAAGATGACTATAACGCATTTGCAAAGCTAGTAGATCAAAATCTTTCTAAAAAGACTAAAAGCATTTGGTATCCAAAGCTTGATAGGTCTGCGAATTTCCTTAAGCGATGGATTGAAGAGTGAGTTCCAGTCTTTTTTTTACAACTAGGCCTATAACAGGCAGGGAAGGCAAGTCTGTGGTTGCTCATATGAGTATTCTTCGCAGCAATGGTACTAACGTTGACTACTTGTCATGTAAAAAAACAGATAAAACTAGTAAGTTTATTTCCAGCTACGCAAATATTCATATTAATAAAAATTTAAATATTTTTGGTGAATTTTATGAAAAAAATGCGATCAATATGTCAAATTGGAAAGAAGTTTATGATAGCATAGATATATCACCTCTGAGTGAATATAAAAATTTGTATATCATCGGAGGCGTCGATCTCTGGAGGTCAAATCTCACTCGCGGAAGTAAAAGAAATGGAGTATTTCCACTCGACAGGGGACAGCTAAAATGGCAATCATGTGGTGTTATATTGACAAACTTACTGGCTTTATTGAAGGCACATAGGACATATGATATTCCGTTACATGAATTAGCATTTGATCCAAATGAAATGTCATTAGATCTTGTTCACGAGGATTATGCTCCTAATAGTAATAACTACCATTTATATCATGGATATGATATAAAAGAGTATAATACTAAAAGACTAGACAGTCTTCAGTTTCACTTCAACAATAAAAATGATCTTTTTGAAGTCAAGGAAGAAAAGATATATGATCTAACATTTGGATACTCTGTACTTGAAAATAGCAAAAGAGACTATGCACTAGATTATGTAGATCAAATGTCTCCCTATTTTTCAAATACAAATATTTTTTGCAAGAACTATGTAACTGGCGAAGATAGTCTGGTTGATAGAGACACATATCTGGACTATATTAAGAAATCAAAATTTACACTTGTTCTTCCATCATATGATCAACACTGTTTTTCAATTTATCGATTTATAGAATCATTGCATAACAATTGTTTACCAATCATAAATGAAATGTGTAATATTTCTGATGTTCAAATTTCATTTGATGTTGATTTAACCCCGCTTATCATGTATGATAAGCCAAATGAGTCCAAGAGACTGGAAATGTTAGAATACTATAAACACAAATTTTTGACGGTTGAAAAAGGCTTTAGATGACAAATCCAAGATATCCCGTATATATTATAAGTAAAGGTCGCCATGAGTCAATGTTGACTTCAAGGTCGTTGTCTCGCATGAGAGTTCCTCATTATATTGCAATTGAGCCACAGGATGAAGAACTTTATGAATCTGCATTAGATATCTTTGGCATTCGTGAATATGTGACTTTATTGATTGCTCCTTTTAGTAATCATGGAGATGGTCCAGGGCGGGCTAGAAATTGGTGCTGGGATCACTCAATTGCTCTAGGAGCAGAACGTCACTGGGTCCTAGATGATAATATTGCAGATTTTTATCGCTTGTACAAGAATGAAAGAATTCGTGTAGAATCTGGTGCAATATTCCGAGCAGCAGAAGACTTTGTTGATAGGTACGAAAATGTGCCAATTGCAGGTTTTCAGTATAGATTCTTTATTGCACCAAATCAAAAATATCCTCCATACTCAAAGAATTGCCGCATTTATTCAACATTGCTTATCAAAAATGACTGTAAGCATCGTTGGCGTGGACGATACAACGAAGATACAGATATTTGCTTACGAGTCCTAAAAGACGGTGATTGTACTATTCAGTTTAATGCATTTTTACAAGGCAAAGCTGCAACACAAACGGTGTCTGGTGGCAACACTGCTGAATTTTATCACAAAGAAATAGGCCTGGATGAAAGCGGAGTAGCAATTACTAGTGAAAATCTTGAAATTAAAGAAAGATATAATGTTGCAGGAACAATTGCAAAATCACAGATGTTAGTTGATTTGCATCCCGACGTTGCAACAGTTGTATTCAGGTACGGAAGATGGCATCACCATGTAGATTATAGCTCATTTAAAAAAAATAACTTAATATTAAAATCAAATCTAATTTTACCAGAAAAATATGACAATTACGGCATGAAGCTAATCACCAATTATGATGAGTGGTGTGTCGAAAATAATATTACCAATAACAATCCAACAACAAACACACAAGAGGAAATATAATGCCAATTACTAATCAAACTGTTAACAATATCTTCAAGTCACTTGAGCAGTATCGCACATTTTGTCGTGATTTTGGATACAAGTTCAATGAACAGGATTTGTTTAATTACAAAAGTTTTTCATTCAAGCAGTATCAGCGATTCATCCAAGGCAAGGATGCAAAGAATCAATGGGAAGCTGACTTGGCAAGATTTAAAGGTGTAAAAACTTTTTCATGACACTTGTTGAATGGGTAATACATGTACACTAACTTATATTCAAATAGTCCACATATACACGTTAATGACAAACAATCTTCCAGTTATAATTTTTCACCAGTGTCTTTTCTTCCGAATGTAAGATATAATAGTGCGATCAATAAAATGGAAGCACTCGAAAATGGATCGTGGACTGCCATTCCTGAAAAACATTATGATATTCAGCTTTCTGCACATACTGATGCTCTTCTTAATTATGTAGCTAAACAAATGGCAGAAGAACAAAAAATAACAGAGTTGGCAAAAAACAATAATGCGGTCAGTATTGCCGTTGAAAATTTCAACCGTGCAAAGAGCCAGTTAAAAACAACAATTGCCCTGGTAGAAAACAACTCAATAGTATAAGGCATTTATAATGATCGGCGTAGACACGAAAATTGATGAGATTTTAAACATTCTTCAAGAAGAATGTGTTGAAGTCGTACAAGCAGTTTGCAAAATTCGAAGATTTGGGTTTGAAAGCTATCATCCATCAAGTAGTAAGGATAATAGGGAACACCTTGCGGAAGAGCTGGGTGACCTCCAGTGCATGATCAATTTATTAATTGCATCCAATACTGTATCAGCAGAAGAAGTAAACGATGCTTGTTTAAAGAAAATTGAAAAATTGAAAAAATGGTCAAATATATATGAGTGATTTATTATGTTTAAATTAATTAAAAATTGGTTATTAAGAAATTCGATTCATAAAACAGCAAAAGAGTATTCTGTTACATCAGAACCAGTTGATCCAAAAACCGCGGCAACTGCTAATGGTGAACCTTGGGTGTCGGTTTTAGAAACGCATGTTAATCCAGATAACCCTAGAAATGGATTTTTTGATATTGACTGGAACGAGCATTTCATAGTAATGTTACGAAGTCATGGATATACAGGAATAGCCGATGAAGAATTAGTAGATTCATGGTTCCAAGATCTTTGTAGAGAAATTGGCAACGAAGAAGGCGTAATGATGGATCGACGTTTTAGTGGATACATCAATGTAAATAATTTAGGCAACGGAAAATCAGAGGTTAGTTAATGACTTATATCATAGTAGATGCTGCAAACACATTTTTTCGGTCACGGCATGTAGTTCGGGGATCTGCTGATGAAAGGGTAGGCATGTGTCTCCACATCATGTTTGATTCAGTAAGAAAGGCATGGAGACAGTTTGAGGGTAAACATGTCATATTTTGCCTCGAGGGCAGAAGCTGGCGAAAGGATGTGTATGAACCATACAAACGAAACCGAAGTGCCGCTCGTGATGCACTTACTCCAAGAGAGGCGGAAGAAGACCAGTTATTTTGGGAAACTTTTGATACATTTAAGGAATTTCTAAAAGAAAAGACTAATTGTACCGTGTTGCAGCATTCTAATCTAGAAGCCGATGACTTAATCGCAGGATGGATTTCAACTCATCCTGATGATAATCATGTTATTATTTCAACTGATGGCGACTTCGCACAATTAATTGCACCCAATGTCAGGCAATACAACGGTATCATGGGAGTGACTATCACCCATGAGGGATATTTTGATGAAAAAAATAAGCCCATCAAAGATAAAAAAACTGGAGAGATTAAACCAGCTCCAGATCCCGAGTGGATGCTATTTGAAAAGTGCATGAGAGGTGATACTTCCGACAATGTATTCAGTGCGTATCCAGGCGTTCGCAAAAAAGGCACCAAGAATAAGGTAGGCCTAGAGGAAGCATTCGCTGATCGCAATTCTAAAGGGTGGGCATGGAACAATATTATGTTACAACGATGGGTAGATCATGAGGGCAAAGAGCACCGAGTTCTGGAAGATTATAATCGAAATGTTATTTTGTGTGATCTCAAGGCTCAGCCATCTGATATCAAACAGAAAATTCTAGATACGGTCGCTGACGAACTCAATAAAGAAAAAAATATCAGCCAGGTAGGCATAAGATTAATAAAGTTTTGTGCCCAACATGATTTAATAAAAATCAGCGAGCAAATTCAAAGCTATGCTGATCCATTAACAGCAAGGTATCATAAATGAATATTACTGCAAAAGTACTCATTCCTAACAAATCATGGCTAGTAAATGACGGCAGGAATAAAATAGCAACCCTCAACAGAGAAAATAGTGGTTACAGACTGGTCAGTAGTGGTCAGACATTTCAAGTGGATACATTAAATGAGATTAAAGAACGATTTGGTATAGTAATACCAGACGAAACAATCCAACAAGAATCTCAGACTTTGTCTCCGGAAAATGAAATATATGGATATCCCACTAAAGGTATACCCACTAATCCTCTTTGGGATGTCAAGAAGAAACTTCCTATTTTTACAAAAACTAGTAGAAGTAAATGTTTTTTTTGCGCAGGATACTATGCTGTTAAATTTTCCAAAATCTGGATCAGATCATTTTGTCCAAAACTGATCACAGTTTCTAGATATCCATATATTGGTCCGTTTAAGACTGAGGAAGAGGCAAAAAATATGATAAATTCATTAAACAGAGAAACAAACAATGAATAGTCTTAATACTCTACCTATCGAAATGTTCTTGGAAAAAGCTAGAATTGCGCGAAAAAGCGGTCAAAAAACACTAAATTTGCCGATAAATGAAGCAAATATGCTCGAAGAATCATTGGCAGTAGTAATGACTCGTTTAGCAGGAGAATTAGATGTAATTGCACTAAGATCGTCTGTACAAACAGAGGTCACTGTCAAAATGGACGGCGGCAATTTATAAATTTTGAATAAATAATAGCATATAACCGAGTGAGATATATGCAACCATGTCTAGACCAAAACCTAATGTAGTTTTAGAAATTACAAATAAAAAAACTTATAAGACTGAGCAAGTATTGGAAGCTGACGCTATTTGGGCAGTATTTTACAAAGGTAAACCGGTAAATTTAAAAACTACAAGTATGATTGCTCATCAATCAGGAACAAAATATAAAAAAGTATCCTTTTCAAATCAAGGACATGCATTTAATTTATCTGAGAAATTGAACAAAATGTTTAATTGCTCGGATTTTTCCGTTTATAAATTGATAAACGGTGAAAAGCAATAATATGGACATCAAGCGACACCTCACTCAGTTGGTGATCAATGAAAAAAACGAGCCCTCCGAGTCTTTTGATAAGTTATATAATTACATTTGGCAAAATCCCAGAAAAAAATCATCAGGTGGCTTACGACTTACGGAAGAGGGATATCAACTTCTTGTAAACGAATTGGATTTGAAATCCTACAGCATTGATTTTTGCAAAGAAACTACAATTACCAATCAAGTCATGATATGGTTGGATAAATTCATTGATAGTCCATATTATATTGATAAAAATTCAATAGTGGTTTTTAAAGAAAAAATGGCCGTTCAATTAATATTATTCAACGGCGATATACAAAAGTATGGAATTGCCAGAGCAATGGCTGAACAAGAAAAATAAACCTATTGACACTGCGCACTTAATCAGCTAGAATTATATCACAGCAAGACGCTGCATTCACAATAATTCATAGAGGTTTAAAATGGCAGATGTATCCAGTGTTAATCGCACCCAAAGTCCAAACGAGGCCAAGGCTGCAATCCGTAAGTGTTTTAAGGTAAATCGTCCTGTATTCATGTGGGGACCTCCTGGCATTGGCAAGTCAGATATCGTTCATCAGGTCGGTGCTGAAAATGGCCGAGAAGTCATTGACGTTCGACTTTCTTTGTGGGAACCAACTGACATCAAGGGCATTCCCTTTTATAATCCAGACAAGGGCGCAATGACATGGGCACCGCCTATTGAATTGCCTAGCGATCCTAATTCCACTGCTATTCTTTTTCTTGACGAACTCAACTCTGCTGCGCCTGCAACACAGGCAGCCGCATATCAGTTGATTCTAAATCGTCGAGTCGGTACATATCATCTGCCCAAGGGTGTTAGTATCATTGCCGCTGGCAATCGTGAAAGTGACAAGGGCGTTACTTATCGAATGCCTGCGCCACTTGCCAACCGATTCCTTCACCTTGAAATTAAGGTAAACCACGGTGATTGGCAAGAATGGGCAATTGCTAACAATGTTCATGAACAGGTAATCGGTTACATTGGATTTGCAAAGCAGGATCTGTACGACTTCGATCCTCGTAGTTCTAGTCGCTCATTTGCCACTCCTCGCTCTTGGTCGTTTGTTGCTGAACTCCTAGAAGACGATGATCTGCCAGAGAACACTCTCACGGACTTGGTATCAGGCGCTATCGGTGACGGACTTGCTGTCAAGTTTATGGCACATCGCAAGATTGCTAGCAAATTACCGAGGCCGGAATCGATTCTTAGTGGCGAAGTTACCGAGCTGAAGGTAAAAGAAATCTCCGCGATGTACTCATTGACCATCAGTATGTGCTATGAACTATTAGCAGCAAGTGAGCGAAATGAAAAAGACTGGAATAACCAAGCAGACAACTTTTTCAAGTTCATGATGAACAATTTTCCTACTGAGCTTAATGTCATGGGTGCAAAGGTTGCACTCACTCAGTACAATCTGCCTTTTGATGCTGCGAAACTCACGAGTTTTGATGAGTTTCATGAAAGGTACGGCAAGTACATCATCTCGTCAATGGAATAATACCGTTAAGGGGCTCGTATGGGCCCCTTGACATTTCAATATGTTAGTGTATAATGGTTGAATAACAATAGGAGTCTGCAATGTCTGTTATGAAGCAAGAAAAAATCAAGAAGCCAGAAAAGAAAGAATATTCTCGCGAAGAGCAGCACTCGGCGGTGGAAAAGTTAGTCACTGCACGAATTGGACTACTTCTCCGTCATCCATTTTTTGGAAACATGGCAACTCGATTAAAAATCGTTGATGCATCTGACTGGCTATCTACTTTAGCAACAGATGGTCGTCATTTTTATTACAATGTAGGATTTGTTAACAAGCTTAGTTCCAAAGAATGTAGCTTTGGTTTTGCACACGAAGTACTTCATAATGTATTTGATCATATGGGACGCTGTGAGAGCCGTGACAGAAAGCTTGCAAACATTGCAATGGATTATGCAGTTAATCAAATCTGCAAAGACGAAAAGATAGGCGAATTTCCAAAATTTATAAGCGTGTTTCAAGATAACAAGTATCGTGGATGGTCATTTGAACAAATCTATGAAGACATTTACGAAAAAGCTACTAAAATTGACATTAGTAGCCTTGGTGATCTTTTAGATGAGCACCTTGGCGGTGACG